CGAGGCTATAAATGCAGAGGTTGACGGCATTGTGGCTATGAGCAGACAGCACATAGAGGCAACACCGTTTCACGAAAAAATCATTGCTACAAGCGATGAGGTAAAGCGGATAATAAACCCTGCTTTTGCTAAAGAAAAGGAACAGGAAGAGAAGATTGGAATGCTTGAGGAAAAGATGAGTGGAATAGAGGGTACTCTAAACCAAATGATGGGGTTACTTTCCGAAGCCGTTAATCATAGTAAATCTAAAACTAAAAAGGAGGAATAAATTATGTATATGATTGAGATTGAAACCAAAGAGATGGAGAAGGCTTCTGAATATGCTGAAAAGGCTCTCAAGTATATGGGCAAGGTAATGCAGTGTATCAGTTCTTGGGAAGATGAAGCGTATGGTGAGCGTGGTGGTATGAACTACCGAGAACACGAGGATTATGGTCGCTACGGCAAACATAGCGGTGGTATGAACGAGCGTTATCCTTATATGGGTATGCGCGATGATGAGGACTACGAGGATGAAATGAATGAGCGTCGTGGTGGTCGCCGCCGCCGCTCGAACGGACGTTATTATTAACAATTTAGGGGTGGGGAAACTCACCCCTAACTAAAATAAAGTATTATGAAAAAGCAAAAAATGAGTTTGGATACTTGGATGGAAATGCCTGAAGATATGAAGAAATATCTTCAAAACTACGGATACCACTTTAACCATAAAATCTACCGATTTTCCACCAGCAAAATGTTTAAGAAGAACAAAGACGGCAAGGAAGAAAAGATTGAGCCTGTAGAAAAAGAAAAAGTACAGGAAATGCTCAAAAAGTATAACATCACCTTGGAGAATGACGAAATGTACGACAGCACATATCTTTATTCTATGGCTATGGCAGACTTTATGGGCGTTGCTTTTGACGAGGCTACCACAGCAAAATGGATTAAAGCGAGAATAGACGATGTGGATATGCCATCGGGTTATATATTCAACGAGTGGTATGCAAAAATGTGTTTTGCGGGTATTCCGATAGATTGGGAGGAGTTTGTCTAATCTACAATATCTACTTCGTACTTCATTAAGGCTTGATAAACCCTTTCGGTAATTTTCCCTTCATTGAAGTATGATACAGCGAGTTCTTTGAAGTATTTTTCTTTAGCAGACTTATAAGCGATGTAGGCTTCTTCTTTAGTTTTAAAGCAGCCAAGATGAATCCTATTGCCTCCTCGTGAGAATGAGCATACATATTTATTGTGGCGATATGCACCAATTCCCACGCCATATTTGCCTTTTTCTCGTCGTATCAACGCCGTATTTATTACATCTGGTACAAAACAGCAAGTTTGTGGAGAGTAAACCTTATTGCCTTTAACGAGTATGTCTTTGTCAAGTTCATAACCTTCTATGTAATTTTGATTAAACCAGTTCATAAAGTTTGACAATGTTAGCCATTCTTTACAAACCGTGCAATTTATATAAGATGGGTGTCTTGCATGGAATTTTTTATCGTAACACCTCTTTAACATTGAAATCCATTTTTGGTATATATGTTTAGGACAATACGATAAATCGTTTACACCAACACCACATACAAGTTTTTTATGCTTTTCATGGTAACACATTTGGCAACCACAACTTCTTAAATGATTAGAAGGGGTTTGATAAGTTTCTCCGTGTATGGGACAGATGATACAAACCTTTGTCATACAGTTTATGTATTCCACTTTGGAGTAGTCATATTTATCTTTGTGGATTTCTCTGGCTTTAGCGATGAACTCTTCTTTTGTAAAGGTTCTTTTGCTAACACGAGATTGAATAGAGCATTTCGGACAGCCATTATTACTCAAATGCCTATCTGGGGTTTGCAAGAAAGCCCCATGTATGGGACAAATAATGATAACTTTTGTTCTTCTGTCAATATACTCAACTAACGAATAGTCATACTTGTCGCCGTGAACAAGTCTTGCTTTAGAAATAAATTCGGCTGTTGTGAGGTTTTTTCCCATAATTGCTGATATTAAAAATGATGCTGATAAAAAAGAAACGAGGAAAGGCTATCAGCTTACCCTTGTCAGTTAGTTAATTACTCTAACCTATCCTCGTTACAAATGTAGTAATTTAATTTTAAATAACAAAATGTTATACCAAGAATTTGACATACCGAAATATAATTGGCGCGTGTATGCTTTTTACGACACCACGGCTGATGATTTAGACGATATAATGGAATGCTTACATTATATGCGTTGTAATGCTGGTGTAGCCAAGCAAGCGTATGAAAATATAGCCGAAGATAAACCAAACACAGGGCTTACATTCTCCAAGAACAACCAGTCTTGTATCGTGTTAAGTAGAGCCACAAGCAAAGAGCAGTTTGCTTCAACCTTTACCCACGAATTGCACCATTGCGCGATGCACCTTGCCAAAGAATACGGTATAGACCCATACAGCGAAGAGCCAGCGTATATCATAGGCTCATTAGGCGAAAAGATGTTGCCTTATGCGGGCAAATTTCTTTGTGATTGCTGTGCAAATAAGTATAACCATTCTAAACACAAACATTATGAAAGATAGAATTGAAGAAATACTAAGAGATTACCAAGATAGGGAGGCAAGGGCTTCACTTGCGTTTTTCCTTTGTTTCAACTTGCTCGAAGATGAAAATAAATATTCAAGTGGCGAAATAAGAAAGGCTGTTTACGACGCTTTGGATATGCTCGGCATTGAGGAATGAAAAATGCCCCGACTTTCACAAGCAGGGGCAAATGAGATGTCGTAAAAACGTAATAATTAAAAATTGTACTTTATGCCAAGTCCTATTAAGACTACGCAAATATAGTGTAAATGCCGAAATATAGCAAATGTTTCGGTAGGAATTTTTACGCTTTTTCATAAAACGCCGTTTAAGGCGTTATTTTTATATGTGGTGAATAAGAATACGTTTTTAAGAGTGAGCTACCCACGACTAAAGTCGCAGGCTTCTTGGGCTGAACAAGTAACCTTGTTCATATCTCCACAAGCGTGACTTTCGGTCGCTCCAACCGTATTTATGCTTCTAAAAGCAAATCGTTTGATATTGTTAGCCGCAAGTAAATCTCTATCGTGAATAGTTCCACATTCTGGGCAAACCCATTCACGCATAGCAAGTGTCAGATTGCTATTGATATAGCCACAAGTACACATTTTACTACTTGGTTCAAAGCGACCAATACGAAGAATATTCACTCCGCTCTCCTTTGCTTTGTACTCTAAGATTGTGTTGAATGTACCAATGGCAATGTCAGATAAGGCTTGTGCGAGGTGGTGGTTTTTAACCATTCCCTTTACATTCAAATCTTCAAGGCAAATAGTGTCGTAGTTGCTAACAAGATACTTTGTAACCTTATGTAAGAAGTCTTTTCTTTGATTGGTTACTTTCTCGTGTGCTAATGCCAACTTTCTCCTTGCCTTATCCCTATTCTTAGACCCCTTGGTCTTATGAGATAGAGAGCGTTGAATACGCTTAACTTTATCAAGCGATTGCTTTAAGTATTTAGGATTGGGTATTTCCGTTCCATCTGAAAGGACAGCGAATGTTTTAATGCCGAGGTCTATCCCAACTGCTTTGCTTTCGCAAATTGGTTTCATAGATACATCAAGCTCATTCACTTCCACAAGGATAGAAATGAAATACTTTCCTGTTGTTGTTCTTGTAATGGTAGATGTTTTAACTATACCCTCAAAGGTGCGATGCAATCTTGCTTTAATCCCACCTTTGAATTTAGGAATGAATACTCTTCCATTCTCAAAATCAACTTTTGTATTTTGAGGTATAGAAAAACTTTGCTTGCTATCTTTCTTTGATTTGAATTTAGGGAATCCTTTGTGTTCTCGGAAGAACTTGGTATAAGCAGAATCAAGATTAGCAAGTGATGCTTGAAGCGAAAGTGAGTTCACTTCTTTCAACCAACAATACTCATCAGACTTCTTCATATCAGGCAATTCTGCTTGAATATCAAAACGAGAAAGATTTGTTTTGTCGGTTTGAAAAGCCTTTACTTTCTTTGCAAGAGCATAGTTATAGATGAAACGACAAGAACCAAGATGCTTCGCTATAAGCACCTTTTGCTCATCGTTTGGATATAATCTATATTTATATGCTCTGTATTTCATACCACAAATATACTATAAATTTTAGAATTACGCAAGTATTTTTCTAAATATTTTAGTTACGCTTTCATCCCACCCCTAAAGGAGCGGGATTTCCCGCTTTTTTATCTTAAAATCGCTTAGAAACGGTTTTAGGTGGTAAATTCGGGTATTCTACGACATATTTCACATAATACGCATAGAATTTGGGTGTATTTTTCACATTTTACCCTAAATAAAAACCAAACCCCACGCTTTGACCGAAGTCAGGGAACGTGGGGAATACTAACTTTAACTCTATAAAATTAACACAATGAAAGAAAAAACATTCTCAATGCAAAGGTAATGCTTTTCTTTGAATAAACAAAAAGAAAACACCGCGGCTTTCACAAGAGGCGGTGCTAACAAAGAAAAAAATTAATTTTATGTGACTTTGCAAATATACAACTTCTTTTTGGTTCTGCAAGCGTTTTACTTGAAAAAGAAGTAAAACAAGTTCAACAAAGCAAGAATAAGGTTGCAAATGGCTACCCAAAAGAGTTTCTTTCCGCGTTCCTTTAATTTCTTCGGGTCGTACAGTTGTTCGCCAAACGTACAAAGGAACTCAAAATTATAATCCAAGTCTTTCTTGTGGTAGTATAACGCTATTAAAAGCACAACTGAAACAAGTAATGTAATAAAGCTGATTAGTGACATAGTTTTATATATCAAATAGTTTTGGTTGTTTGTCATTCCATTCTTTCAAGTCCATTTCGCGCTCCACCTGTTGCAAGGTCTTATTATACTTAAAGTGTGTGCTATTCGTTTCGTAATACAATTCTTTCAACTCTTGCCAATATTCGGGATAGTTCTTGCGAATATGTATATATCGTTCAATATTTGCGTTAAAACAGAAGAAACACCCCCCCCCTATAACCCATTGAATACAAAGGGCTTAAAAGGTTATATTCTTTACTCTTATCCTTTGCCATTTGCTGGGTATAACCATATTTCTGTAATAGAGATACTTTGTTATTGCCCTCCAACCTTGCTAAACGTATGGGTTCATCAATAGCAATGCCAACATACTGAACTATGTCGTAATCTTTACGCATTCTTGAAAGATAAGACCTAATAGGTGCAATTTTTAGGTCGGAATTGGCATAACAAGGTTTACAGTTTTGATGTCCATACTTTTGCCCAACCTTTTTCCCACTTTTCAAGACTTTATTACACAGACTAACATAATCATATTTACTTTTTACCACATCCACCTTAACACCCATACTCTCCAAACGAGGTATGCCAACATTGTATATCCACTCTATATGTTCGGGAACTTCGCCACTTATGCCCTTTTCGTGGTCAAACATTACCTCACTAAACACAACTCTATCAAGTGGTTCGTTATTCTCCAAGGCAAGCAGAATAGTGGCAATACTGTCTTTGCCGAAAGAGCAACTTGCAATATACATTTTTGGTTTATCGTTAGCCATAGTTTTATGTTTTAGTTTTTCATAATCTAATAATAGCCAGCAGCGAAATGCACCACTAAGCCAAGTTGTCTATACATAGAATATATCTATTAGCATATATCTTATAAGCATTATTCTTTGTTATAAATGTAGCATTGGAGTTATCCCACATAGAATTTAACATACCTATTCCCTTACAATAAGTCTGTTCTTGTTTCTTTTCCTTGATAACAAGCCCTTGTTCAACACTCCAATTTACAATGTTAAATGCCTTTTGTAAACACACACCAAGAACTTTGGATATTTTCTTGTACGAAATACCGTATTCACGATAAGTATTGCCATAGCCACAACGATTACAAATCTTTTTAGCCGCCTTGTGTTCCGCTAATTTCTTAGGGTTG